AATCACCAGGGATGTCTGCGAGCTTCTTGTAAAGTAAAAGATACTACAAGTTAAGTAGCCAAGCGCAAACGAACCAATCGCCGCAACTATAGTCCAAGTCATTTATGCTCCAAAAAAAATAGCCATCGTAGGTTTATCCCTCGATGACTATTATAACGACTCAGGAGAATGTTGTCAAGCTATTATTTTGAGGCAAGCCTACGGAAGATACGTTCGGCTAGCTTGTTCGCCATATCTTCTGTCTTTTTCTCACGGAGCAAACGAGCAGCAACTTTGCGAGCAACTTCTTGCACCAACTCATCTTGGTTTACAGTTTCTTCTGCGATTTCGACCTCGTCCTCCATCTCCACTTCAGGAGCGGGCTCCATGTCTACTACCTCGGGAGCGGCATCAGCCATTTCTAGATCACCACCTTCTTCGGCCTCAACTTCACCCCCTACCACTTCTTCCTCATCGTCACCGACGGAAACATCAAGATCCACCTCGTCTCCGACTAGATCCTTTAGGGCATCAAGGATAGCCATTACAGCATCTTCCTTGTCGCCACCTTCTGCTTCCATCCCCATGTCATCCACGGGTTCCATATCCATCACCTCTTCCTCGCCACCAAGTTCAGCGTCCATTTCCATTTCTTCGCCTTCGGGTGCGGGAACTTCAGCTACTTCTAGTTCTTCTTCCTCTTCTTCCTGAAGAGCCTCGCCTGCTGGGTCTTCGGCTTGAACAGATTCGTCATCATATTCGTCCTCATCACGCTTACCGTAATAATCCCCCATTTCCTGTAGGGGCTTAATGTTGGCCAGCTTCATGAACTGGCGAATCTCTGCTTCTGTTAATAGTGTTTTACGAGCCATTTTATTTAGTTCTCCTTAAAAACTCAAAGTAAATAGTGTAAAAGGCACCAATAGTTTACAAAAATCCACCATCAGGAAACCTTTTTCTTATCTTAAGTAGTGCCTTGGATTCTATTTGTTTAATCCTAGCAAAAGAAAGCCCCATTCTTTCTGCGACTTCTCGCAAAGACATAGCCCCATTCTCATAAATCGAGATTAAAGAGCAGTTGAACTCCCTTTCATATTCTATATGATATTTGCAATTTTGTGCCTCGCAACATTCTTTGTTTTTAAGGCAAAATCTTGAGCACTCTAATAGTCCATCTTTCATAGTTCTGGAAACTCCTTTGCGATTAAATCGAATAGTTCTTCTTTTTCAGCATCATCAAGAAGACCGAAATCTTCCATAGTTTGCTTACCCTTCTTCTTTAGTTTAAGAGAGTCAGTAAAACGCTTTCGACTAAGGAGTTTGTGTTCTATTACATACTTCTCAAGAAAAGGCGCGATTGTCTCATCACCCTCGATGACGGCATCCATCATAGCCCTAAAGAATGGAGCAGCGTGCTTTATGTTATGGTGGCGTAGTCTTACTATGAAACGAGCATGATCATCATCGGAGATCAAAAATCGTATTGACTTTAATTCTTCGCCGTATAAATAAGGCTTGTCGGACATTACCACTTCCGAGTAGTAATATGCGTCCTGCTCTCGCCTAAACTAGCAACACTCTGACGAACCCAAATAGCCTTAGAGCGCATTTCTTTTAGAGAACGAGCCCCACTATAGGAAAAACCAGATCTTACTCCGCGTTCGAGGTCTCCGAGCACATTTTTGACCTTTCCTCTGTACGGGATGGTCGAAGAAACACCTTCAAAAGAGGAATACTTTCCACGCCATTCAACTTGTGCCTCCTTTGAAGCCATTCCACGATAAGTTTTGTATTTTCTTCCGTCTGCATGTGTAAATACCTCTCCTGGTGTTTCTTTGGTTCCTGATAGTAGGGAGCCCAACATTACGGCATCTGCGCCAGCAGCAAGAGCCTTAACAATGTCTCCAGAGTTGCGAATACCACCATCAGCGATGATAGCAACATCTCGGTCTGTTCTCGCACACATAGAGACTGTGTGTAGTCCAGGGCATCCGTGTCCTGTTTGAACCCTGGTGGAGCAAATAGAGCCTCCACCAATGTTACAACGAACCGAATTGGCTCCCCAATCAGCAAGATCGTTGATCCCATCAAGCGTGGCGACATTTCCAGCCATAATATGAACATCGTCGCCTAATGTAAGACGAAGTGATGCTAGGGCTTCCTTCATCAAGATGTGATGTCCGTGAGCCACATCAACGCAAATAAACTTGGCCCCTTGTTCTAAACAAGCCTCGGATCTTTCAACAAAGTCATCCGATACCCCAACTGCAACGCCAATGTTGGTGGCTCCCTTGGCAAAGGCACGGCCAACCAAATCCGCTTGTTCTTCGATAGTGTTATAGCGATGGATAATGCCTGTGCCACCTGCATCATGCATAGCAACAGACATGTAATCTTCTGTGACGGTATCCATCGGAGAAGATATGATCGGAAGCGACAGTTTTAGTCTATTTGTTAGATCGGTTGAGATATCAATCTCTGATCTTGAACGAATGTCTGAATACTGTGGAAGTATTAGGACATCATCGTATGTTATTGATAGTTCCAATTTAACTCCTGTTGTTGTTGATGAAGACCCTGATGCCTGTTGGATGATACCAAGTTTGTTTATGCGGCTTTTTAGGTTCTTCCATAAAATGAACTACCGGCTTTAATCCGCCAGTTTTAACATAACAGATGGATGGGATACCTTGAAAGCCATATTTTTTCTCTAATCCGGCGCCATCCTCCATGTTGAAAGCATAGAAGATTAGGTCGCCATATTCGTCAGAAATCTCCACGAACCGATCTTTTAGAGCGTGACATAGGTGGCAGTTAGAGCCATAGAACTTGATAACGACTTCGTGAGAGTCTTTTACCTTTCCTTCGAGAATTTGAAGGAGGTTCCTTCTATTGATTCTTGTTACTGCCATTTTCGTATCCCTCAATAAGACGGTCAAGATACCATCGAGCCTTCTTTAGGTCTTCTACTGGTTCGTCTTTGTGTTTATGTCTCGCAACATATTTTACCACATTACCAGCGTTGAAGTCAAGCCCCCAATCCTCGATGGCGTCGATTACTTCGATGTTTCCCTGATTGTAGTGCGGGGGATGATTTACTGCTTCGCGACGGGCAAGACCTTCTAGACCTTGCGACTCGATCTTGAGTTTGTTTAGTATTTCGGTTGCGACATCTTCTACGGTTGCGGGGTCGCTTATGTCGCTTAGATTGAATAAATCATTGTTTTGTGCTTGAGTGCTCATCTATAATCTCCTTTGCTTTCTCAATACATTGGGGGCAAAACAAGGATACACGAGTTGGTTTTTCGTGTACTACTACCCGCCAAGTTTGTGCGTGTTCCTTTGACTTTGCGTCAAATGGTGCCGAGCAGGCGGAACATGCGTCTGGTCTGTGGCTGAATGAGGAAATTTTTTCTGCGAGAACTTCGTTTCCTTTATTCTTCTTTTTTAGCCGCCGGCGTTGTGCTCTATTCACGGGCGCTCCATTCCGGTGATGCGTGGTCCGTTGAAGTTTGTTTTACGAAAAACCACCACCGCTGATGGGAATGGTGCGCTATTCGTCTCATCGCCAAACTTGATGCGACCACGAACAAATCGAATCTCGTCCGCTTTCATCACATAGTCATGCCAATACTTTGTATCAGTACGGGCGGGAATAAGCATAACTACCGTTGTGTTGTCTTTTTGTCCTTCTTCATAGGACTTGCGAATCCAGTCTTTTAGCCCACGACCATAGGGTGGGTTTAGAAAAACCGTATTTCCCGACCAATCAACAGCAAGAGCATCGTCGCCTACTGTTAAGTAAGTGTCAACCTTATAGTTGTCGTCAGAAGCGGCTGCGTCGAGAGTGAAGGGTCCATACATCTCATTTAGTCTATCGAAAAATGATTGTGGAGTTGCCCATTCGTTAGACTTTGAGCTAAACATTAGCTCCGTTGTTTCCTTATTCACTTAACC